TTTTCATGTTCATGTAAATCTCCTTATGAGATGAATGTGAATGTGTAAATTAGCCCTGAACCTGAGTTTGTAACAGCCCACAATTCTTCATTTCCATCGAGTTGAAATTCGGTTTTGTCACCGTTATCCATTCGATAGCCAGTAGATGTAGATACCGAGGAATCAGTTCCTAAATAAATAATTTGTGTCGTATGGATTTTTATTGTTTGATCATGGATGCTCGATGACACAATTTTTTGCGGTGTGGTTGTAATTGTAAATTGTGCGGATTTAGCCATTTAGATTTCTCCTAGAAGTGGGATAGGAAAGAGCGAACCATCTGTATCGCCTTTCTTGGTAAAGCTGACGTGAATATGATGGTCATGGCGACTAAACCCAGAATAAGGTTTCCAAACGAAAGCTCTTTTAGCGCTGGCAATTCGACCTTTGAAGATGACATAGGCAATTCTGGACTCACCTGCTTTTGCACATAGTCGAATTTGATCGGCAAGATAATCGGAATTATTGGCTGCCCCGCCGAGGTCTTTGTCAATATCAATAGCCCGAACCCACGCCCATTGACTATTCTTGTCGGAATAATCAGGGTTATGATCTGATTGGGTGGCAGAGTGTCGAGCATCGCCTATCCAACCATCTGAAGTTTTATCACGATCAACGAAAGCTTTATTAATTTGATCTCGTAGAGTTTCACCGGCAGCACAAAGCTTAGGCTTCATCAAGACTCTTTAGATATGCCTGATAATCAGAGTTTGCAGGGTCGATTGGAATAAAGAATTCTCTGCCATCTTCATCAGTTTTTTTAATAACCGTTGAACCAAAAGAATCTGTAATTTTTTCGTATGTCATAGTTCTGCACTCGCTTCTATGTATTTGCTAGTTCCATTAAATTGCATCCAGCAACCATTACCAAAAGTTGCACCGGAAATAGTTACGACCCATCTTGCGGCTTTTGTATTTATTTCTCCAAAAGCATTTGCTGTTCCTGTGTAACTTGTGTTTAATGCATAAACAACAGCCACACCTGCAACAGATGCGGCAAGAGTTGGAGCAACTCTCATTTGCACTGGAAATTGCAAAATTGAATATGCAGCAGTTCCTTGATAAATACAACCATTAGAAATAGATAAACCTGTATCGTCACTTATTCTGTAATAATACCTCTGGCAAGCAGCTAATTCACCTTGAATAGTTCCTGTTGAAGTCTGAAAGGCTGTTGCTGTTGAACCTTGTTCCATTTGTACGCCCCAAATATCAATGCTAAAAGTTGTGTTAAAAGGCAAATTGAACTCAAGTTCTAAATAAGAACTTGTGCCAATAGTTTTACCTGAAATAGATGGAATGGTCATCTGACCAGTAAAACGCTGCCAAGAAGTAGTAACTGAATTGCTAAAACCACTTAATCCAACAGTGCTAGAACCACCTGTACCAAAGTTTTGCGCTCCTTGAATTGTTACTGAACGAGCAGCATCGGCCTTAGCCCAAAAAGAAACTGTAACTGTTGTACCAGCAAAGGCACGTACATCTTCAATTCTATTATTTACAAAGTTATAGGTGTTGCTAGTTCCTGCAACGCTTACGGCATAACGATAGAAAAACGCACCTTCATAACCTGCAACTGGCGCGGTTCCTGGAGTAAACGTCTGCTGACTAATCGTACGAGTAGCACCAGTTCCATCGTGGGTAATAATGAAACGGTCTGCTGTGTATGCCCCATTAAATGGATTAGAGAAAGTCGTGCCTCTTTGCCACACTCGCATATCGCCGTTAATAATTTTGTTTTTGCCCGCTGTATAAGCAACGCTTGAGCCAAGCAAGTTAATCGTGCCAGTAATATCATTGACATCAGATGCGGAATAGACATCTCCGTCCGCATAGGTCGTTTTCATTGGCCAGCCTGTTGCCATCAGCACACCTCTTTCATAGGGTCAATTCTAGTACATAACATCGAGCAAAGGCTCTTGTGTCGTAAATGTGGTTTTCCATGAGTTAGCCGTGATGTCGTGGGCTATTCCCTGACATTGAAGGGTTTTAACAATAGTCGAAGTGCCTTGACCCTCATTGGTAATCTGCATGGTGTTGAAATAATCCAAAGCCAAAGCTGCCTGAACTCCAGCGGTATAAGCCAAAGTCACCAAGTCCAAAGTGATTGCATCGATGCGGATAGTCGTATCTTTACGAGTCGTGACATAGGCCGTAGATAGAGCCAAAGCATTAGCATCTGTACTCATAATCATGTCAGGTGCGGTCACGCTATGAAGGAAAAATTGATCTTTAGAAGCTGTATCCACATAGGTCTGAGCCGTGCCGCCAATACGAGTGACGGTGCATGAATTCACAATGGTCTTGTCATCGAAGGCGAACTGGATATTAAAATAATTTATGTCAGTTGAGCCAGCCACATTGGAAAACTTTGTAGGGGTTTTAGATTGAGCATCATAGACATATTGACGATTCTTGAACACGGCGTTACCAGAGCGGTCTATATAGAAAGCCCCTTGTTCGCTGAATTCGGCTGTATGACATGCATCAAGAGCTGAACGAGTGGTGGCAGGGTCAGCAACGCAGACCGTGTTTCCTGTTTGAATAGAACGCTGGCTATTAGGCCATTTAATGGTGTCTAGAATCTTATTGACAACCGTGCCAGTATCCACGCCAGCGGTCCAGCCCGATACAGTCGTAACGTTTGAATTGAAGAATAAACGGTAGGCATCGTAGCAAATTAAATCAACGTAACCTATATCTTCATTTTTAGGGTAAGTGTATTTGTATTCAGTAATGTAATAAACGCCAATAGGATAAATCGTGCCGCTGTAATTGGCAGTAATCTGAATCTGTTTGAGAGGTTGCAGGTTTGGGTAATAAATGGATGAGGTATTTTGGGGATTCCAATTTCCAGTAGGATCAACGATTCTGACCGTTGCTGAACCTGATAGGTACTTATCCTGCAATAGGTTGCGTTCTTTACGAGTTGAAATCTTGAGAACAGATGCAGATACATCCACAATGTTTGGCTTGACTGTACCTAAAATAGCTTGACCCAATTTACCTGTGCCAAGAATCATGACAGTACCGAAAGATGCACCTGTGGTCAGGTTAATCTTTACAATAGGGGTTGCAGGTAATACAGCCATTAGTACGCCGTTGAATAGCCAACAGGGATGCCTGAAGCCTGTTGGTTGTAGAGTCCCTGGGTTACAGCAGATACAAGGTCACGCTCTGAAATAACAGAACCTTGAACCGTAATGTTTACAACTGTGCCGCCCATCATTCCGTTCATTTTGCTCAAAGGAATGATTGCTTCTGCTCCAGCTTCACCAGCGATAACTGGGGTAGCCTGAGTGACAATGCCACCATCTGCCATAAATGGAATACCCATGCCAGCATCATTCTTAGCCAGTTTATTAGTTAGTGCTTGACCAGTAAGAGTTGATTGATAGACATCTGAACCCAGGTATGTGCCACCGACATAGTTATTGTTAGGCGTACCTACCTGAGTCACAGGCGGCTTTAAGCCTTGCAAGGCTAGTAGAGCTGCAATCATCTCGTTAAGAGTCTTGAGCCAATCAGCAAATGGGTCTGGGATGCTATCAAGTCCCATCATTAAAGCTTGCAAAGAACCCAGTAAAGCCGCATCACTTTGGATGGATGTAGCAAATTTTGTAGCCGCAGTTATGTTGCCTTCAGATATAGCATCTTCAAGACCCATAATTTCTTGTTTGAGGCGGATGCGGACTTTATCTTCTTCAGTCTGTTTTGCCATAGCGGCAGCAGCTAGTTGAATACGATCTAAATCAAAGAGCTTTTGTGACTGTGCAAGAACCGATGAAAGCTTATCTAAAATAAGTTTCTTTTGAGCTTCAGCGGCAGCGTTTTTGGCAGCTGTAAGGCTTGCGCGTTGGGTGGCAAGTCTATTCTTTTCAATGGCTAATAATTGTGCTTGCTTTGCTTTTTCATCTGCTAATTGCTTGGCTTTACCTAAAGCGATGTCTTTTTGAATAGCAGCCGTGATACCAGTTTTCTTACCTAAGAAAGATAAGCCTTTACCTAACGCGCCTGAGATTGCTCTGAATACTGGGTTAGATGCAATACCGTCAAATATCTTTTTAAGTCCGATGCCAAGTCCGGCAAGTTCTTGACCAACTACAAAACCAATGTTCTTAATTCCATTGATGATGCCATCGATTGATTTTGTTGATCCAGATAGATTTGCAATACCTTCAACAATACCTTGACCAATAGCGGCCATAGCATCATTTGTGGCAGCCTTGACAAGCTTCATCTTGCCAGCAAATGTGTCGGCTGCCTTAGCTGCATCACCCTTGTAGAAGTCTGCTAAATACTTAACGGCTTGAGCATAAGAATTAGTTTTGGCTTGTCCTATGGATATACCAACATTTAACTTGGCTAGGGCAGTTAGGTTGCCGTTGTATGCCTTGCCTAGAGCTACTGCTGTGCTCTGTAAATCTGCTGCACCTGAAGCCGATATGTCTGTGGCGATACCGAGAAGCTTCTGAGATTCTGTGACATCTTTTGTCTGAATGAGCAAAGAGTTCATCGCAGGAATCAAGCTATCTTTGAGGATGCCTGTCGTATCTTGAAGTCCATTGAGGAAATGCTGAGTTGAAACATATTCGCTGGCTTTACCAACAGATACCAAAGCCATGCCTAGTTCATTGGCTGCCTTTTCAGATTTAGAAAATTGATCTACGGCAGCCTTGCCAAAGCCAATAACGGCTGCTGCGCTGAGGGATACTCCTAGAGTTTTGCCAAACTTCTTTGAAAGATTGCCAAAGCTGTTGAGGGATTTTTCAGCTTGTTTGACACCTTTAGCATCAAAGGTAGAAACAATGGATGCAATAATCTTGGAAGTAGAACCGCTAATAACTGGCATTAGACTTTAATCCCCATCTTTCCTTGAAGCTTGGTCAAAGTTTTATTGAGGGCATATTCAATACTTCTCTTGGCTTTACCCTGATCTTCATAAGCTGCACGGAAAATGATGCGACCTCGAGTTTTATTGCCTGAGCCATATTGCACCAGTTGTCCAATGTTTGAATCGATGGCAGTAGTGAAATGATTGTTTGTTTTGTTATTGCTTTGACTGTCTGCGGCTGGTTTGAATCCAGACTTGCGACCAGCAGTTTCAATGATTGCGCCGATCGCATTTCGGTTAAGTAATGAGTACAAAGATACCCAGCCAGTATTGTTATTTCTCTGACGGCCACGGCTGTACACAATTCCTTTGCGAGCAGCAATCTGGTCATATTGTGGAAATGCTCTTGTGCGGCTTGTACGGCTTGTGGCATTTGTATGATTTGACCAACTAGATAAGCCGCTAATACTTTCAGGGATAAAGGATCTTGCCTGATCTCTCATGTGAGTCATAACAGGCAAAATCTCTTTATTCATTTCTTTATACAGTTCAGGCGAGATTTTACGGAGTGCCTTAAGAGCCTCGGTGAGGCCTTCTATTTTGTACGGCATCCTTCATCGCTTTCTGTTTGTCTTTCAGTACAGCTAC